TCGTCTAGCTGTCCCTTGGCGAAGTCCTCCGCCATACCAACGGGATTGACATCTTTCATTAGTTCTTTTGACGGGTTTTTCTGGTAAGCAGTGGGGCGGTCAATATATCCCTTTGCCGCCCTTTTGGCTGCCTCAATTGCAGGGGCGGCCGCAGGACCACCGTATGCTTTGGCGGCTAAAGCGACCGCATCTAAACCTTTATTTACGAGTGGCTTTCCAACCTTCTCGGCAACCTTGTATAAACTCTTGGTCGCTTTCTTACCAATCGTTTTCTTAACAAAACGGTCAAACTCCTTACCAAAGATGCCCTCACCCTCAACTCCTCGGTTCGCTTGAATTTCCATAGGGCTTAATTGCACCATCGTTCCTCTACCAGCTCTAAAGCATTTTGACGCTGTATCAAAGGTTGCAGGATTGACGATAAGGTTGAACCCACAACCTTCCATTGCAGGAGAAACTCGCACTCTGTGTCCGTTTCGTAATCTGCTTCGTTGCTTCTCACTAGCGGCTATGTGTAAAGGCATAAAATCCATTGTATAATAATATTAGAGATAAAAATATTATACGAGATGGCGTTTTCTAAACTATCGCCTAAACTCTAGCACCCGAGAGAACATCAATGCTGACTTCAACTCCGTATTCTACGAAAACGAACAGCTGAATATCTTTCAATGAAGAACTCTGTCCGATAATCTGCACCGATTTTGGAACACTTTCCTCAACGGGCAACATTCTACCGCAATTGACATAGTAGTAGCAGTATTTTTGCTCAAAAGAAGTCTTGTCAATGAGAGAGGAGGTAAGACCATCAGTGAGATTGCCGTTGATGGCGTTTGCACCTTGGAGCTGATTGAGGAACTGCTCGTAGGAGTATCTTTGAGTGTTGTAAATCATATTCTGACCCGCTATAACCACATTGAAGTTAGTAAGTAAGCAAAGGGGAGAAGTTGTTCCACCACCAGCACAGTCAAAGGGGGACTGGTAGGGTTGAAGACCCGAATTTCCTGTAGCAGTGTAGAAGGGCAAAACCAAGACTGACTTGATATTTGCAATACCGTTGGTAATCAACTGGTTAAAAGTAGTTCCAGCTCCGACTGAAGCCACTTGGTATTGGTAAATATCGGTATAAACGATTTTCTTGACGGGAGATGACAAGTAAGCAGCTTCATAAACAGGGTTAAAGGTGTAAGCAGGAATGTAAAGCTGGATAGATTGGGGGAAAGAAGTAGCAGCGAAAGTGCTTTGAGTTGAAACCAACGCTCTATTACCAACAGCAAGAGATATAGTAGCATCTCTACCGTCAGCACCACCAAGAGTGGCGGCAGTGGCTGATAAACCTGAAAGACCAGATGTTCCACCAGCAGCAATCGCTCTAGATGCAATCATAATGGGAGAAACACCACCCAAAGGACTACTTACACTTACACCAGTTCCACTCCAGTCGTTTCCTCCAGCTCCAGAGGCAATAGACTTCAAGGATACGGAAGTCTGGTTCAAGTTGAGGGTCATCTTCATAAAGACACCCTTGAGGAGAGGAATATTCTGGAAAAAAGAGTGAATATGTTTAAGATGGATTATAGCCATAATGGAATACTGGATACGAGCTTGGACTGTCGCACTATTATTAGTTTTGTTGTTAATGTATGACTTATACTGGGCGACACAAGCGGCAGCATCAAAAACTGCAGAAATTGCACTAATACCAGTAGAAACTGAAACAGCACCCGCACCTCCACCTGATGTAGCATCAGGGTCAAAAGCCACCATTTGCTGACGCTTCAAGAAACCAATATTACCGAATGTCGTCTGTCCTGCAAACTGTGGTCCTCCAACAACAACTGGGGGAACATAATTAATATTGTTAAAAGTTCCAACACCTGAAGTGGCGGCAGCAGTAGCAACTGCACCATCTGCTCCTGATGCTCCTGCAACAAATCCCCAAGAAAGAGCATCATCAGGATAAAAACCCATCGTAGCACCGTTAGTAATCACATCTTGGAAAGACAAAGTAGTCATTAGTCTAAAGGTATTCCACAGACCAACAAAGGGAGTTTGCTGAACGATAGTAGTTCCGTTATAGTCTAAAGTAAAGGAGTGGATAATAGAGCCGAACCAATTTTTAAGACCAAACCCCATATCAGCGGAGTTTCCAGCAGTAGCAGGAGCAAGAAGAGGAAAAGCATTATTTACACTATCGTTGGAGGCGGTTAAGGTCAAGGGAACAGCTAAATAAGCCTCCCTGTAGTTCATATATTTATTGGAGTTCGCCAACTGCGAAGTATCAATCACCGACTGATTACCAGAGTAAGAGCCGTTCTGGTTGTCAAGAATGTTGAGCCAATCTTTCTTAACGAAAATCTGGGGAGTGCCTTCGCTCATAGACGACATATCATAGACGAGAGTATCTGCAGACATTTATATAATAATACGGGGGAAAATAAAATTCCCCATATTATCTAGTTTTTCCCTAAATAGAAAAGGATATGTTGGAAGGTTTTTTTCGATACTGTTTTGGTTCAGGTTTTAATGACAAACTTTCCAGTTTTCGCTGAATTGCACCGCCTAAACCAACTCCAGCAGAAACGGGAGCGACGGGTGGTCTAACTCTACCTCCTTCGGTTGTGTGAAGATAGTCGTCCATAGACGAATAAGAACTTGCACTTCCAACACCGCCTTTATTTAACAGCACTGAACCCATACCCGTTCCACTCATTTTACTTACTACTACTCTTCCTTGCATTGTGTGTGGTCTAAATATTCTATCAGCCCTCGGCATTCTATAGTAATACTACATATTATAAATCCTTTGCAATTTGACGCTTAAGATTTCGTAGCCTCATTAGCCCCATCATAATTGCGTTTATCTGCGTAAGTTGCTGTGGAATTTTCTTTTTCTCGTTGTCGGTCGCATCATTCTTAATCTCCGCCATCAGCCTCATCTGCTCTTTGCTAAACTCCTCCCACCTCTGGTTCAGGTTCTGTTCGGTGATGTCTTGTTGCATTATACACTAAATGGATAAAATAATTTTGTCTAAAATCCGCTTCTTGGGAAAGACATTCTGGACGGGACAGCTGCCCCCGACCTCGTAAGTAGCTGTTGCATTTGCGAAGACGATGTAGAAGCCACTCCCGAACCAATATCGTCCATTTTGTCCTCTCTGTCTTGTATAACAAGAATAATTGTCATATTGGGGTCTTGGATTGTAATCGGTTGCAAATTAGTTCCTAAAAACTGGAGGGTAAGTTGGTTGTAAGTTCCAGCTAAAAACCTGTTGAAGTTAAACTGGGCGGGGCGTTCGTTAATCAACTCGCCAAATCCAACGGTGGGCGACAGCGAATAAATAATGGTGCTAGGGCTGGAATACTTATTGTCAATACCCGTAATCGCTATAAGTAAGTTGGGATTGGGTTGCACCTGCGGTGTTATAGAGGATAAGAAAGACAGCGTAGTTCCAGCGGTGGAGGCGGTGGTTGAAAAACTCGTAGCATATCCAATGATTAAGTTGAAAGTCCCCGTTGTTAAGATAATACGAGCGTTGGTGTTGGTGGCTGGGAGAGAAGCCGATGCAAAACCAGCCGTAGGCTGTGTATAACCGAGTGTCGCCGCCTGTGCTACAGTTGGGATAGAATAGGTGTTGATTTGAATAGCATAGCGGGTAGGATTTACAATGAATTCAGCAAAATACACATACGAGCCAGTAGAGGTGATTAAGTAGTCGTTGTTCGCAATCATTGTAAATTGCAGATAGGAGTTAATATCCGTAATATTATACATTCCATCGGGTAATAAAACTGTGCGGGTTTGTGTGCCGACGCTGTTCTCAACTGTGTATGTGAATGTGTTGTTTTGTAGTGCGGCACTAATGTTATACCAACTGTAATACATAAACACATTTGAAACTGCAATTGACGCTCCTGTTAAATCTACCGAGTTTGGAAAATTATATACTAGAGTAGTGTTGTTCCGCCCTGCAACCACATTTGAACTATTAAAAATGATTGTCCTCATCTGTTATAATGTATGGGGACAAAAGAATAAATCCATACGACCCCTAAATGTTTATCTCTTAAAACGGACGGGAAAGGGACGGAATGTTTGACCTACCTTGGCTTGACCTTTGGTTGTGTATAACCTCAAGTTAGACCCACCAAACTCCATAGGAACGCTGTTGTATGTGTCTTTGGGTAATCGTCCAGTGATTGTTCTTGGACTAAACCCTTGAAAACCTAAACCACCATCAATATCTTTTACAGGCATTATATTCTATGCAGAGATTATCTTTGTTTGAAAAAAATAATATACGGGAAAAACCCATTTGGATAATTAAGCAAAAAGTGGAGGGGTGAAGGAGTGAAGGGTCCTAAAAATCCGTCTAGGAAATTCACTTTTTTTTGAAATTTTTAAAAAAGTAAAAAAACTATGCAAAAACCTCAATCTACCCTTCACTACCTTCACTTGCTTAACTTCCACATTATTTGATATATCCAACCACACTATTCCTTACCTATTATGCAGTTGTTTTATTATAGATTTTTATATTTTTAGAGTGTATGGTGTAGTGAAGGGTAGAGTGAAGGGTCGGTGAAGGGTCGGGGTAAAGTGAAGGGTGCATTCACCTTTTTTGAAAAATTTTCCAGAAAGTAGCCGAATATATTTATTGTAAAAACCATATAAAAAAATGACGCTGTAATATATAAAGAATGACCGAAAAAGCAACAGCTGATAGAAATGCATATTATAGAAAGTATCGAGAGGATAAGGGCGACCACTTGAGGCGAATTGAGAAAGTGCGTTATTGGAAAACGAAAGGGTTAAGCGAACAAGAAATAGACAAGTATGGGGAGTATGCTGGGGAGGTGTTTAAGATAAAAAACATTCTCAAAAATCTCCCAGAAAATCTTGCAATCCCGTTCAAGAAAGTCTTTAGCGAAAGTTGTTGAAAATCGTAAAACTGAAAAAAAAACTTGAATTAATATTATTTCAAACAAATAATATTATTTATTGTAAAAACCATATAAACAAAAGTCTATACATATATTATAAAAACCCCGCAAATGTCATTCTTAAACGGCTGGAGATTGGATTTTAAATATTTACCTGCGTATGTTGCATTCAAAGGCACTTTTGAGGAACAATTAGACGCAAAATTTATGGATTATATGTTGGCGGACGACCGATGGAGGTCTGACCTCCGCCCCCTTTTAGCAAAAATAAGAAACCGCCTTAACCCCTCGGGAGTTAATCTTATCAAACATCACCAACCCAAAAATGTAGGGCGGTTTTATGCAGACGAAGACCAAAGTGTTATAAACTTGCCTCGCATAATGAAACACACACTATTCAAGTGGTGTGGTTGGATAGATTTTGATTTAATGAAATCGCACCCCTCCATCTGTGTAGAGGTTGGTAAAAAGACCAAACACCGCTTTCTTGCAATGGAAGATTACATAAACAACTTTGCCGAGGTAGTGCAGAGGAACTTGGACTATTATTCAATGGCGGAATGCCCCTTGGACGAAGACGACATCAAAGACTTCTTTAATGCGTCATTGAATGGAGGCACATTTATCGGTTGGATAAACCGAATAGAAAAGTCAGACCACAACCCGAAGGCGTTGAGAACAAAGATAATATCGCCCGATTTTAAAGCCTATCTTGATAATTGCGAGGAGGTTGCAAACTGCATAATGACAAACAATCCTGAACTGATTGAGAAAATCAAAGGCAACAAACCAACCCAGAGAGAAATCCAGAATGCAACTGTTAGTTATTGGTGCGGTGCGATTGAGAACGACATTATACATACCGCCTATAAGTATTTGGTGTCGCAAGGCATTATAAAAGATAGGTGTTGCAGTCCAGAATATGACGGTATTTGTTTTAAACCAATCAAGGAACACAACTGGGAGGAGTTGGCGATTGATATTAACAATCAAATCCAAACTAAAACGGGACTTTCTGTGAGAGGTAAGTTCAAAGGTTATACCAAGGTGTGTCAAGACATAATAGATAGTTATTCAAAAATGACGACCGAACCGAAAGAGGCGATATTGGAAACCGAGAATTACGAGAATGCGGAGTGTTATACGGATTTTAAACGGGAGTTTGAAAAAACGCATTGCAAGATTATTGACAAGTCCAACTTTTATAAGATTAAGAGGGATAGTTGTGGTGTTCTGACCGAAATCAAGATATTCACCAAAGAGGAGCTTAAAACCTCATACGAACACTTAACTTATGCGAAAGGGAAAGCAGTTGGGAAATATGTAAATGATTGGCTTGAAGACCGCACCATTCGCAAGTATCAAGATGTCAATATTATCCCACCGCCGTTGGTCTGCCCTGCAAACATATTCAATCTATGGTCGCCGTTTCGCATAGAACAGATATACGACCAGATTGAATATCCCGAGTTGCAGTCGGAAATGGAAGTAGTTGAAACGAAAATGAAACGCATTTTGAACCACATTCATATCCTTTGCAACGAGGAGAAGGAGATAAGCGATTACTTGATAAGTTGGATAGGTCAGGCATTGAAATATCCCGCAATCAAGACGACTTGCCCGACCCTCATATCAAAAGAGGGTGCAGGAAAAGGCACATTAATTAAGTGCATAAAGCGACTAATGGGTGAGAGTAAGGTGTTGGAAACCGCAGACCCGAAACAATTCGTATGGGGGTCATTTAACGAGCTAATGATAAACGCCTACTTTGTATCACTGAATGAAATGCAAATGAAAGATGCAGTGGAGGCAGAGGGCAAAATCAAGATGTTAATTAAAGACGACGATATGATGATAAACCCGAAGGGCAAGGGACATATCAAAGCCAAGTCGCACCATCGGTTTATGGGTAGTTCAAACAATGAAGTTCCAGTCAAAAGTGATAAAGACGACCGTCGTAATATGGTGCAGAGGTGTTCTGATAAGTTGTTGATAAAGAATTCGGACGGCTCTACAAACGAGGAAAATCGTAAGTATTTTAGGGAATTGAATGACTACATAATGGACGACCAAGTTATTAAATGTTTATACGACTATTTGACAAACTTGCCGAACCTTGACACATTCCATACTTTGCAACCGCCGACGACCGAATACCAGAAACTAATCCAGACGGGGAATGTCAATCCAATTGAGGAATGGTTAGTCCAATTTACTAGGGACAATTGGTATGTAAAAGAGGTCAAAATCACTGCGAAAGATATGACGAGCCGTTTTGGAGAGTGGCGGGACGCACACAATTTGAAGTTCAGTTGCGATAGTGCAAAGTTGAGTAGGGCAATTGGTATTGCAATGTTGAATTTTCCAAAAGATAGTAGAACAATCGTTCATTCGGGAAAAGCCAACTATACGATATTCAATATAGACCTAATGAAAACACACTTGAAATTAGTTGAAGGACCACAAGAATTGGTAGTGCAGTCAAACGAGGTTGGTTTGGATATTGACGACGACGGTTTTACGGAGGAGTAAGGCATTCGGCGACCAAAATATAGTCTTACATATTATTTTTTTCTGTTTGCTTACAAAAAAAAATATAGTTATTGTATATAATGAGCGTCAAACAACCGTCAAGTGCCGAGTTTAGGGCAAAATACATTGCGTCTTTGCAAAAAGACATCTCTAATCAGGATAAAAACTACGCAGCCAACCAGCTATTTAAGGCAACAGCAACGCCAAGTGCAGTGGCTGACCCGAGGTCAATTACCGAGAAGACGGCGGATTTAGAAGGTTTAAAAGTGCTGTTGAGAGGCGAATTATCCAAAATCACCGATAGTTCAAATGCAAACCGTATTCTTGACCTCTTACAGAGCGACGAGATTACATTTGCTTACCAACAGTTCGGAGCTATTGAGAGAGAAATTAGAGCGAGATTTAGGAGCGGTGTTCCCGCCGAGGCGTTCATTGCATTCTTGCAAAAATACATACAGCAATACGAGGAAACCAAGGGTGTTGCCCCGACGATTGAAGAAAGTTTAGCACCAATTAAAAGCGAATTGGAAGCCATTCGGCGAGGCAAAGCTCAAGCGGGGGCTACGGGTGAATACCAGTCTTTGTTTCCACAGGACGAAATTCCAGACGAAAACTGGACTGGAGTGGGTGCAAAGGAAGGTCGCAGTCGTTGGACTAGAATGAAAAACGAATTGGATAGACAATACTCGGGTGAAATTGGTTTGACACAGGGTCAGATAGATAAACGAGCGGAATTGAGGCGAAAGATTAGCACATCAGGTAAGCAGGGGTCATTCCCACTGATTAAGGATTGGTGTAGCACAAATGAGGCAGAATGGAGATACTTTAGAGCAATTCTGCAGGGCGAACAGAATGTAGCAGAAGGCAAGGGAATAAGAGGCGGGTCAGTTGCTGTTGCTTCGTCCAGTGCAAAACCGAGAGGCATAACTCGCCGAGATTTAGTGCCTTTTGGTCGCTACTTTATTGACGCTTGTAAGTTGGAGGACGAGATTATCCACTTGAAGAAACCCTGTGGCTCAAATGTGCCTGAAATCCCCACTCGCAAGGTAAGCAAGACGATTGGAAACATATTGAAGGGAGTTGTAGGAGGGAAACTGCCCTCTTACGAGGACATTGAACCCTTGAACGATGAGGAGAGAAACTATTTGCATAATGTGGTTCGAAGAGCTAAACTTAACAATATCGTCAAAATCCCCACCCCCGATAAGAAAGCACAAGCGGCGGAGATGGATAGATGGGAATTATTGAGAGGTGAAATCTTGGCGGGGAATGACAACCCCGAACTTATCAAGGAGTTTAAGGTATTGCTGTTGAAATACATCAAGGAGGGACGCATACCTCGCCGAGAGGCAAACGAGGTGTTGTATGAACTGATGGCGTTGGGACTATAAATATATTGGAAAAAACATATAAACACTACACTCTTGTATAAGGTAAGAATGCCCTATACAACAGAATATTTTATCGGCTTTGGAGTTTTTACATTTTGGATTGGAGTTGCATTTTTGTCGGCGGGGTTATTAAACGCCACTATAGATGCACCCGATGCGGGAAATGCGAGATATTTGAGAAGTCCATATACTACACCCATAGAGGCGAGAGAACCGATTATTTATGGCGGAACTTGCAATATCTCTAGAAGCCCCTTGCGGAAACGCTTGGTCGGCTCTTCCTCCAAGTCAATCACCAATGGTTGAAACTTCTCATTAGTCGCCTCCTTATAGAGGGCGAGTAATTGTTCTTTGCTTACACCAAGTCCGAACTCGCTCATAATCATATTGACCTCCCGCTGACCGCTCAACTTTAACAGCACCATATAATTACAGTTGTTGCGGATAATCTTGGGTATTCTGTAGTAGCTTTGGGATAAATAAATAACGGAACAGTTGAGCTTTCTGGCTCGGATATAATAGTTCTCTATCATACTTTGGTCTTTTTGCAAAACCAAGTCGTCAAAAATGACTAGGTGATTAACATCTTTTTCCATCTTATCCAGTTTGGGAGTATTCTCCAAACCCTCTTTAATGTTGATACTCTCTGCCTTGAGTTGTAGGAAACGATACAGCGGTTCGTCTTTATTACGGGTAATTATATCAATGGAGGTGAAAGTGCCTCGCCCTTTGCTAAATAGAGAAATAAGATTGACGACAAAATTAGATTTTCCCGAACCAGATGGGGCAACCACACACATACGGAAGGGGAGCTTGAGATTATGCAAATGTATATTGGGGTTCTCTGCAGTATCTAGTAGGTCTTTTGGAATTCTCTCATACATATTTACAATTTTGCTGTCAGGCGGGTCTTCATCTGACGGTGGTATTTTCTTTTTACGAGGCGGCATACTATATTGTAAGAAAACAAAAAAATCTTCTCAATATAGACTATATGTCGCAATATTTCGCACCCATACAGAGAAGTCTTGATGCACCCGTTGTTTTTAACAGTAGTTTATTTAACAAAAGGTCTTACCAAAGCGTAGTTGGAGTAGTAAAACCGCCCGTCCCCATAAATGAGGCTGTTGGAGTAATCTTATCGCCAAATGAAGCTGTTGATATTTATAATGGTTTAGTGCAAGTTGGAATAATAGATGGTGAGCCAATAGAGGCGAAGCCAGAAGAGGAAGATAAACCCTTGGAAGAGGTTGTCATCACATTAGAGAGTGTCGCACCCGAAGACATAAAAGCAGATGCAGAATTAGATGCACTTGTTGCCGCCGAAGAGAGTAGCAAGATACTTGTCATATATGACGAAGACATCACTTTAGATGTGGAGGAATTAGAGCCATAAAATAAAATATCCATAATATATAAATGGCTGAATATATCCCACCAACAGAGAACTTACCGACCTTTGATACACTGATGTTTAGGTCTGCAAATGACGGTATAACCATTGCAGAAGGTGATACAAGATATTTACGCTTTCCAGTCAGTCAAGGGAGCGAAACCATTAGCGGAAACTTAACTATTACTGGAGAAGGACTTTGTTCTACAGTTCCCACTACGAACAATTCACTCGCAAACAAGCTGTATGTAGATAATGCAGTTATTGGTGGGTCTATTTTGGGAACAAATAATACTTGGACTGGGACAAATAATTTTACAAATACTACGACCGCTGGAACTTTAAATGCTGGTGCATCAACACTCGCATCTGCAACAATTACTGGAGCTTTGGGTGCGGGGTCTATATCCACCGTTGGAACTTTGAATGCTGGTGCATCAACCCTTGCATCTGCAACCATCACTGGAGCTTTGGGAGCTGATAATGCAACTATTACAAATGCTTTGGGAGCGGGGTCTATATCCACCGTTGGAACTTTGAATGCTGGTGCATCAACACTGACTTCAGTTATTACAGATACACAAACTGGAAGTGCTGTTGGAACGGCAGTGTCTTTATATGACGAGGCATCAAGAACGGGAACAGTCAGTATAGCAACAGGAACTGGAACAAGATTTATGAATATTGGAGGACAAGCGTCATCTACGAGTATTTTTGGTTCTACTTGTGATTTTGGAAGCGGAAGCACTACGGCTGCGGTTAATATAGCAAATAACGGGTTTTTTGCTGGAACAGTCAATATAGCGGCAAGTGGAGTAGGAACAAAAACCATAAATATTGGAACTACAACGGGAACAACGCTTAACTTGATAGGAACGGCAATAAATGCAACACTAATGTCTATCACAAATGCAGTTTCAGCTGCCTCGGCATCTATCACAGGGTTAATGAGTGCTGGGTCTATATCCACCGCTGGAACTTTGAGTGCTGGTGCATCAACACTCGCATCTGCAACCATCACTGGAGCTTTGGGAGCTGATACGGCAACCATTACAAATGCTTTGGGAGCGGGGTCTATATCCACCGCTGGAACTTTAAATGCTGGTGCATCAACACTCGCATCTGCAACCATCACTGGAGCTTTGGGAGCTAATACGGCAACCATTACAAATGCTTTGGGAGCTGGGTCTATATCCACCGTTGGAACTTTGAATGCTGGTGCATCAACGCTGACTTCAGTTATTACAAATGAACTAGACGGAACTGCTGTTGGAACGGCGGTTTCAATATATGACGAGGGAACGAGAAGCGGAGCTATTACACTTGGGACGGGAGCAACGGGTAAGATAATAACAATTGGAGAAAGCAGTGCATCAACGGTCAATTTGAGGGGAAGCACCATAGATGCAAATAAACTGAATGTGAGCGGAACTCTTACTGCTGGAACATTTGCACCAACATCACTCACAACAGACACCATTCAGGGAACAGCAGTTGGAACTGCAGTGTCTTTATATGACGAAGTAGGAAGAACTGGTGAAATACAAATAGGAAAAAATGGAACATCAACAAAAACCATAACCATTGGTAATACAACGGCAACAACAGTTTCTTTGCTTGGAAGCACTATAACTGCTACAAAAATGGCGATTGCTGGTGCTTTAAGTGCGGCGGCATCAACTCTTACTTCGGTTATTACGAATACTATAACTGGAACAGCAGTAGGAACATCAGTGTCTTTGTATAGTGAAAGCAGTAGGAGTGGTGCTATTGAGATTGGAAATGGTGGTTCGAGAAGTGGAGATATACGGATTGGAAATGGAACATCTACCACTGGTGCTGTCTTAATTGGACGAAATGGCGGTGGTGTAAGTATTGGAACAAGTGGTTCAACAAATACCATAGACGGAACTACGAACTTTGATAATGGAACGCATACTATATTTGGAATAACAAATATAAACACTACTTCAACTCTCGCAACAAGCATCGGCAATACAACGGGAGCATTAGCACTAAAAGGAGCAACCAATACTATTCTTGGAACAACAAATATAAATAGCACTGGAACACAATCAACAAACATCGGCAATGCAACAGGAATTACTACCTTTACGGGTCAGGCAACTTTCTTAGATAATACTCAATTAGGAAGCACTTCTGCCGACGCTATTGTCCCTAACGGAACTTTAACAAAACCTTTTATAATTGGAACATACGCATCTCAAAGTTCTTTTTCGCTCTCATCAATAACACCCATCACTACCTATCTTGGAGGCACTATTCAATCAACCAATACTAAAACAAGTGTCGCAACTGGAACATTTTTTTACGCTATGTCTAGTGGGGCGGCGATTGCTCCATACGATACTGCGGGAGGTATAGCATTAACTGCTGGGACATATATGTTTTATATGGGTATTAATATTGAAGACAGTTCTGCTTTTAACGCAACAGATATTCGTATGGGATTGAGTGGGGTGAATACTTTATCAAGTGCATCAACAGAAGCAGATTATAGAGCAGCAGTTCCTAACCTTACTTGTTATTTTCATAAGACCGACAGTGCCGATGCTGTCGCAAGTGATAGTGAAAATAGAGTTATTAGCAGTTGTTTCAATATTGCTTCTGCTACTACAATGTATCCATTTTTTATATGTAATACTTCCGTCAATATAGACACTTATACAATAGATATTCTTTTTACAAAAATAGGAAGTGCTTAAAATAAATATGTCAATGTATATATATAATGGCTAGTTATACACCACCTACTGCAAATTTACCGACTTTTGACCCAACCGTATTTAGACAAATAACAGATGCACTAACCATAGAGGACGGAGATTTAAGATACTTACGCTTTCCTACGGGACAAGGAAGCGAATATATACCTTCATTAACTGTTGGAAGCACTTTGTCAGCTGGGGCATCAACTCTTACTTCGGTTATTACAAATACGACAACTGGAACTGCAGTTGGAACGGCAGTGTCTTTATATGGCGAAGCAACCAGAACTGGGGGCATTTCTATCGGCACTGGAAATACATCTACATCATTAGCTATACAAATAGGTAATCAAACTGGGGCAGTTGGAAGTGTTGAAATTGGAACAACAACCATAACAGTTGGTCGCTCAAATTGTGCTACTAATAGTATTCAAACTTCAACAAGCGGAACATTAAACTTAAAATCCTCTGTTTCCAGTAGTGGAGCAATCAATATGGGAACTGGTATGACGAGTGGAACAATTGATATTGGGACATCAAACAGTTCAACAACAGCAATCTCTATCGGCAGTGGAAGTGGTGAAAAAACTATAGTTATTGGACAAGCAGGGACTACCACATCAAGTTTAACTCGTTTAAGAGCATACCAGATTGAACTTAACCCAGCAGTATCTGGAATACTCAATTTGGGGACATTTATGACCAGCGGAACGATAGAGATTGGGACGGCAAACAGTTCAACAACAGCAATCAATATCGGCAATGGAACTGGTAATAAATCCATTACTATTGGTAATGTAAATCCTACTTCTGGAGATACATTTATTAGAGGTTTCACTGTTGCAATAAATCCTAACCTCACTACTGGAACACTTAATTTGGGACAAGCGATGACTGCTGGGTCAATCGTCATAGGAGGCACTACTGGCGGAACTACTACGCTTACATTAAATCGCCCTATTACCCCAGCATATTTACCCTCTGCTGCGAGTGCTAATACTATAATTGGATACAAAGCAGATATTGCTGGGTTGGTTCTTGCTGCGAATTACCCCATCGCCACTGGTAATATTACCACATCTGCATTTACTATACCCATAGGAGTATGGGTGGTAAATGTTGTTGTGAAAGTTAATTTTGCTTCCGCTTTGTCTGTGCCTCCAGCAGCACTTGTTTTTTTAAGACTGTCTTTATCAACCGCATCTGGAACAACACAAGACGCAAGAACTATTGATTTTAACCCTAACGATGATGGTAATAATTTTTTAAATTATACTACTACAATTGCTGCTTCAGCAGCAACTTCATATTATTTAGTTGGAGCAAGTGGAGGCACTCCTAATCCTACAATAACATCTGCTTCAACTAGTGTTAATATCACAAGAATAGCATAAAATCTTTGCATATATAAATGACGAAAGAATGGACTGATGATGTGGAAAAAGTGTTGGAACTAATAAGACAGAACTCGGTCTTATTAAGTGGCTTCCACAAGAAGAAATACAACGAATACAAATCCTACCTCAAATACTTCAAATTGCCCCTGATAGTGCTGTCGTCCATAACGAGCATAGCGTCAATGGGTTTGACTAATTATATGCAACAAGAGGACATTAGCCTCTTAACCTGTTTGCTGTCGCTTTGTTCTGCACTAATAGCCTCTATAGAACTCTATTTAGGCATTCAAAAATCTATGGAGATGGAACTCAATGCGTCCAAGTTTTATTTGTTATTATCCTACGACATTTTTAAAACCACTTCGCTAGAAAGGGGACACAGGTTGGAAAACGGTCGGCAGTTTTTGGAAGACAAATACAACACCTATGTCAAACTCATAGAGAACAGCAAAATATGCAAAGACAAAAAATACATAGACCAATTAGCTCCACTTCCAGACGGGGTGAAACCTCCTCCAACACCCTCGTCGTCAGAGAATAATTTTGCAGTTCAAAGTGTTCCAGATGATGTATAGCTTAATTATTGTTTAAAGTAAAAACATTATAACATAAAAAGTATATAAAAAGAAATTCCCTAGTATTTTTGAGGAGGTGAAGGAGTGAATGAGTGAAGGGTAGAATTTATCCTATAGAAGAATTCTTTTTTTTAGAATTATAAAAAAGTAAAATCCTTGGAGGGAAAAAATCTACCCTTCACTCATTCACTCCTCCACTTTTTGTAAAATTGAACTTTTTTTTTGCATATTTACGATATGCATAAAATCAAAATAACAAGTCATTTAAAAAAGAATTGAACCTATAATTTCCAAGCAAAAACAACAACATATTATACAGAAGATGCCGAAGAGGATTAATACAACTGACTATATCAAGAAAACAATTGCCGAGAGATTGGAGAACGCTTACAAGTTTGAGTGCAGATGTTGCAAAGACAAGTTTGACACCAGAACCGACTTCTTCATAACTGCGAACTATTTGACCGTCTGGGAGAAGTTCCCAGAGGGAGAGATGCAAATGTATTGCAGTAAATATTGTGCGAACGAGGAGAGCTGGACTAACGACCATTACACCGAAAATAACTATATCGGACACTATGCTTGTAATATGTGCGATTGTGTTCTTAACAAATATAAAGACCCTTACTACACTGCAGAGTTAATACCTGAATGCGACGACGAGATTGGTAGAAAGTGGTGGTATTGTATGACTTGTGAAGAGGTTGCAGAGGAACACATCAAAGACAAAACAACCCGTAATCTTGAGTTCCACAATGAAGACAAATGCAATTCGGCCGAATTATTTAATATAATTTTTGGGGAAGTCATACCAGTTGTTGCAGAAAAGGAAGGGATTGGATTTTGTAGCGATTGTAGAGAAGAATTAGTTGAAGGGTATTACTGGAGCAGACCCGATAGAAACCTTAAGTTTTGTGCCGACTGCGGAGAATGGGTATTAAACGAGGAAGAAGAAGACCCAGACAATCTCTCCAACTTTGAGAGAATGCGTATTCAGGTTCAAAATGAAGACAGTTTTGGGGAAGTCTTACCAGTTGTTGTAGAGAAAGCAAAATGCCCCAAATGCGACAATCACTACGAACCAGACGGCAAATGCTTTGATTGCGAGATTGCAAAATGCCCCGATAGTGATTTTGATAAGACATATATCGTAAGATGTGGAAGTCAAAGAAGTTTTGAATATGGCGACGAAACTATTATGTATAATGGAAACGACTTCCCAGAGGCAGTGAGAGTTTTTGAGGAATTGAATGGAAAATATAAGTCCAAATACGAGTGGGTTGAGTTATATGACAATGAAACCTATGCTATAATAAAGATGTGGGATAGAGATAGTGAAGCATATCAAGAAGATAAGAAGGGTTCTAGAAAAGTATCCAAAAAATTCCCTCCCAAAACAGAGAAAGAGATTAAAGAGAGAGAGAACAAATATGCCGAAGTTGCCGCCGAAGTAAAAGAAAAATATGGAAAAATGACAAACAAACAACTTTACGAGTTTTTAGTAGAAAACAGAAAAACGGTTAAAACCCCCAAAGGTCAGACAAAAGATGTATATTTATCCGCACTCGTTGCACTTACAATGTATGGTGATTTGTATAAATATAGAGATAGTATTGGTGGATTTATCACCCTCCCCAAATATAGAACCGCATAAATTTTGTATATGTATATTTTAATTAATGATGAAATCCGAACAAGAACCCGAAGCTCTCTATGAGAGTTTTTTTTCTCGCAAATCAATAGAGGAGCAAATCAAACATCAAAATATAGTAATAACAGCAATCCTTGCCGTAATGGTTGTTGGAGCTATTTTGCTTTTGGTTTTTATACTGTTGTAATATATAGATGCCTACACCTACAAATCCAAAATTATATGCAAGAGCAAAAGCAGAGGCTGATGACAAGTATGAGAAACCAAGTGCATATAAGTCAGGTTGGATAGTGAAAAGATATAAGGAATTGGGAGGTAAGTATGCCGACGACGGACAACCGAAAAATCTGCAAAGGTGGTTCAAAGAGGATTGGGGCGACATTGGAGGACAGGAATATCCAGTGTATAGACCGAGCAAACGCATATCCGAAGAAACCCCTTTAACCGCCTACGAGATAGACCCCGAACAAGCAAGGCAACAAATCGCATTGAAACAAATTCTACGAGGTGATGCAAACCTACCAGCATTCATTGAAGGAAACGGTTTGAGTGATTACAGCAATATCAAAGAGGTTCAACGCCTCGCCACCAAATATGGTGTTGGAAAAGTGTATCCATCAACTAGAAAAGACAAAAAATATATGGTGCAAGACCCGAGTGGGAAGGTGGTGCATTTCGGTCAAATGGGATACGAGGACTTCACAAAGCATAAGGACACTATACGACAAGAAAGGTTTAGACAGCGTAATCAAAAGTGGGCTTCTTCTACAAAATGGACGCCAAGTTGGTTGAGTTATTATTTATTATGGTAGTATATATAAATGTCAGTAGAGAATGTATTGAGTGAGTGGATAATAGACGAAGCCGATAATTTAAACAAGTCCTATTCACAAGTGCAGAATATCTTTTTTGACCCTACAGCAAGAGGTCATAAAAGTATGCGGAAACGGTGGAATGCATTCAGGCGAACCCTACCATTCAAAGATATACAAGTTCCACAGCAGTTATTTTCTGCGGCAGCACCCGAGAGAACAGCACCAACTGTTTTTGAAGTGGAAGAAGAACCCGAAGCCGAAGGTCCTGTATCGCCGAGAACGGGAAAACCAAAGAGGAAGTATAAAAAGAGAAAGCCAAAAAATCCCGTTGAACTTGTCATAGAAGAAGAAGAAGAAGAAGTGGTGGGTGTCCCTGCGGTGGAAGATGTGGTGCAATATAGACCAATGAACCGAAAGGAGATAGAGCAGTTGGAAAGACTGACTAGAATACAAGATGCATTGCGAAGTATTCTTTATGCTGAAATGGTTGAATATGGGGGACAGCAAAGAGATAATGCTATGCAAAAGAGGACTGGTCAATTAGACAGAATTAAAGCCGATATAGATGCATTAAGAGAAGGAACTCGTATTGGTGGAACTGGTGTTGGTAAGGGGCTGTCTGCAAAAAATCTCAAAGAATTACTCAAAGCGTCTTATTCTCCAAAGGATAAGGTTGGCGACTTTGTAATGGATAAGAGCCTCTCAAGCAAGACATCAAAAGTGTATCAAAATCCACAAACGGGACAAGTGGTCGTAGCACACCAAGGCACTCAAGGTTGGGCTGATTGGGGTAATAATTTGGTCTATGCAATTGGAGGCAAGTGGGCGTATGAAAAGACCCCTAGATACAAGGAGGCGAAAAAGGTGCAGGAGGAGGCACAGCAAAAATACGGTGCAAAGAATATAACGACAATCGGACATTCACAAGCTGGACTTCAAGCCGAGATGTTGGGAAAGGACACCAAAGAGATAATCACACTCAATAAGGCTTCAAGACCATTCAGCAACACCAAAGCACCCAATCAGTTTGATTTGCGGTCCAAATTGGATATAGTGTCGTCCCTTAACCCTTTTGAGAGTTCATCAAGTAGAGATGTTAAAATACACCCCGAAAGTTTAAACCCTCTAACCGAACACAGCACCGATGTATTGGAACGGCTTGACCCTGAAACGATAATTGGTATTGGGTTAAGAACTATTAATCACCAATTGCATAAACTCCGTAATACCAAGGGTAAGACCAAGATAGATAAAATGTTTGATATTAATGCTTTGCAAAAAGGTAAGAAGACATTGATAGGTTTATTGAATTTATTATAAGTGAAGGGGTAGGTGAAGGAGTGAAGGAGTGAAGGGTGGAAAATATTCTCTAGGAAGAATTCTTTTTTTAAAATTATAAAAAAGTAAAATCTTTAGAAGGAAAAAATCGACCCTTCACACCTTCACCCTTCACTTCATATTTATTTGTCAAAAAAAAAATTGAATTGCAGAATTATAGAGAAAATGTTTGTATAAAATCAAAAACAATCCAGTCCAAACTAAAATGCCGAAAAATAACAAAATCATCGTAAAAGACGCAACTTGCTCCCACTTCCTTTGTGAGTGTGGAGTGTATAAAGAATATAATGATTATAAAAGTATGATGTCCGCCAGAACTAGACACATAAAATATTGCGAAGTAGCAAAAAAAAGCGAGTGGCTTGAAAATAGTGGGCGAAAGGAAAGGTTCAACCTAAATACTGGTAAGAAGGACATCATAGAAACTGACGAATGGAAAATACGAATGGAATGGGAATATGCAAACTTTAAAAAACGAAATGGAGATGTCTAAAAAATTGAACTTTTATTTTGATTTATGGGAAAAACCATATAAACAAATATCCTATTATAATATATAAAATGCAGAACAACAACAATAGAACTGAACGAGATTGGAAGGCGTTGGAAGGCAAGGCAAAGGCGGGTTGGCGGTGTTTCTTCTTATTGAGTGATGATATGTGGGAGATGAGTGATGTGTTGCAGAAGTCCAGAACGGAGAATAGGGCTTTAGCAAAAAAGATTGCAGACGGACAAGAGGTGGATTTAGCGTTTCTCAAACAACAATTCGTAGAGTTATACGAACAAGCCAACAAGCAATGCGAGTGTCCCGTATGCTTTGAACTATTGGTTAAGGATACGGTTAATGTTGGGTCTTGCGGACACCTAACTTGCAAAGAATGTTATGCGAAAATGACAGATTGCCCCATTTGTCGTAAGAAGTATTGGAAAGGCAATTAAATAATGGTTAAGAGGGTGCTTTATTTATTATTTTATATGAAAGTTAAGTATTATTTGTCATATAAACTGTATAAAGGCGTAATAAAATGCATTTTATTACGCCTTTATATGCATAATTGTATAATAATATGATTTTTAATCTTAAAATCACATTATTTCTATATAAATACTTAATTATTGGTTAAATCCTATTTTTTTTATGGCGAAACCCTATACATTCCAGTTCCACAACAACTGGGACACTCTCCGTAGCAACAACCCATACCGCCACCTTCAATCTCTGCTGTTGGAGGCAACCTTGAAGGAGGTGCATTGGCTCTCTTCTCGGCTCGTTTGCGACGATTGCTTTCTAACTTGGCGGCATACGCCGCCTCGGGCGTTTGATGGATTTGAGGACGACCCTTCTTACCGCCAAACCCCCTACGCTTTGCCCTTTTTGCATACAATTTGAGATTATCGCTTGGAGAATACCGCTTATCATTTCTCATTTGCTCTTCAATCAAATCAATATCAAATGCAGGTAATGGTTGGCCCGATTTATTATCCACTGTGTTTTTTGCAGCAACCATCATTCTAATATATCCAGCGGTCTTACTGCCTCCCGTCCCTTGTATGAATTCGTTCTCTGGTGTCAAATCTCGGTTTGCTGGAGCAATACCCGTTTCGGCAACAGCAATTCCTCTGCCCCTTTTTGGCGGAAACTTCTTCATAAGAGCGGGAGCAATCACATCTTTACCCAAATTAAAACCCATTGTAAATGGATTTACACCAACACTTTTTTTAAAAGGTTCTCCCGCCTTTTTGCCGACTGGTATTATGAGGTCATCAAAAAAATCAAACTTACCACCACCTTCAATTCCGCTCTTCTTGGCTCGTAGCGAGGCCATATAATCTTTTGCTTCTTGCGAACCTTTTGGAAATCTCGGCATATATATACTTATGCAGAGATTTATTTCACTTACCCTAAAGGTTTAATTCAGAAAAGATAGGTGCTGTGCCTCCTTGGTGTTCTTGCTGGGGAACAGAAATCTCCATAGTGCTTCCCTTATGGGGTGCAGGTGTATCTACGAAGTGTTGTAAAGTTGTTGCGTCGGGGTGTCTAATGTATGGAGGCAAAACATCTTTGACACCTCGCATAAACACCTCGTTCTTCGTCAATTGGAAACCATTCACCACTGCATCTACCCACAAAGCCTTAACAGCATCAACACCTTTGATTATTTCCTTGTGTGATACTTGGTTAAGAGCAGTCAATCCCTTCTCCAATTCAAAAACCCCCTCTTCATCAGTGGAGGTGAGAGTGATGGTCCTTTTCATACTACCAATCTCCTTGAACTCTAGGACTACATTTCCAGCAGGTCGTCTAATCAGCTCTGTTTTTGTTGTCATTTATAAGATTAAGGGATATATTAAAATTGCCTAAACAACCGCAATCAACAAATCAACGGGAATTTCCCAATGCAGAGTTGGCGGGTCATACTTCCCCGCTCTTTGAATACACATCATACGGGTTTTGAATTTAGCGAATTGTTCGGGGTCGTATGCAATGTAATATAAACCATCGGTAAAATTAAAACAGAACAGCGTCCCCTTGTCGTTGGCTTTATGCACTGGTAATATGGTCGTCGGATAAGTATTGCGAGTGTTTCTGCGACTTTTGACTTCCATTTTTAAGCCCCCTAAACTTTCGTAGTCCCAACCACAATATTCGTCGTTATATAATTCTTTAGTATTCTTAATGCTGTCGTCATTAAAAAACTTTCGGAGGCGGTTCATCACCTCTTCTTCTCGGGCAAGTCCGTATTGCAAATCATTTTGGAAAGACCTCTTCATCATTCTATATATTTAGGAAATACTTAATTTTCGCTAAAACTACGCATTAGCGTTTGTTTAGCCAAATTAATCTCTTGCTTAATCTTATAAGAGATTATGTTTAATATCAAAGAATATATCCAAAAGAAAAGACCCACTCTTGGTGCATCGTCCATTACCACTTACGCTTCCATCTTACGCTCCCTTTATAAGAAGGTGTTTGGCGAAGGAGAAATAGACCCCGATAAGTATGAAGACGACAAAACCATCTTGAAATCCCTAAATGACCTGCCCCCCAACAAACGAAAGACCATCTTGTCCGCCTTGGTGATTATCACAGACAAATCCGCTTACCGAGATTTAATGAATGCCGATGTGTCTGCATACAATAAGGAAATTAGCTTACAGCAAAAGACCGATACTCAAAAGGAGAGCTGGGTTGAGGGCGGGGACATTCGCACCGTCTTTGAGGACTGCCGAAGAAATGCAGAGGCACTTTACAAAAAGTCGCACCTCACACCTGCTGACCTCCAAACTATCCAATCCTATATTATTATGTCGTTGCTCGGTGGCTCTTTTATTGCACCGAGGCGAAGTAAGGATTTCTGCGACTTCAAAATAAAATCGGTAGATAAAACCAAAGATAATTTTTTGGATAAAGGTGAGATGGTATTCAACTCCTACAAAACCGCTAAAACATACGGACAGCAAAAAGTGGCTGTCCCTATTAAGTTGAGAAATATTCTTAACAAGTGGATTTCCGTCAATCCAACTGACTACTTGCTGTTTGATGCAAACTACAACCCACTCTCGTCAGTCAAGTTGAACCAACGGCTAAATAAGCTGTTTGACGGCAAAGCTGTCGGGGTAAATCAAATGAGGCACACATTCCTCACAGAGAAATTCGGCGACACAATCGCACAGAAAAAAGCTGTAGCAAATACGATGGAACAGATGGGGAGCAGTCCTGCAATGCTTACGACCTATGTCAAGGAATAGGGGGACGCTTTTGGTGAAGGGTGAAGGAGTGAAGGGTGGATTTTTTCCGCCAAGAAATTTTACTTTTTTATAATTTTAAAAAAAGAATTCTTCCTAGAGAATATTTTTGACCCTTCACTCCTTCACTCCTTCACTTACCCTTCACTATACTCTTTTTTTTTTAAAATCTATAATAACAAGTAAGGAATAGTGTGGTTGGATATATCTCTTTTTTTGCAAAAAAAAGAATTGAACCTTGTAAAATTGAACTTTTTTTTTGCATATTTACAATAAGCATAAAATCAAAACTAGTAATTAAATAACAATCCAAAACTAAACTAAAATGCCGAAACTTGTATCCTTTGGAGGCCAAATGAGAAACATTCAATGCACTTGCGGTTGGAAGGTTAGAAAGTCAATTAGAGAGGCTAATGCAACCTATGAACGCCACTTGAGATACTGTCCTGACACTTCCAAGGAAGAAGTCAAAGAAAAAATGGCGACTATTCCAAAGAAGGCAGACAAAGTTCAAACCGATATAAACGGTTGGAAAGGTTTAAACGGAACTGCCGTTTCCACTCATCTAGTCCATAACATAACCATAGAAAATCAAACTTACTTAATCAATGCACCAATCGCAATGAGCCGTCTTGGTGCAGAGCCTCGCCAAGTGATAATGACATACTTAATAAAAAAGGGAACATTCGCCCTCACAAACTCATATACTATTAAAGACGACGATGCCCTTACTCAATTGTTCTTAAAAGCAATATCTGACCTATCTGGTAAAGATATTGAGATTGTATTTGTATAAATTTTAAACTTAACTTAACTCAAAATATTATAAGGGTATTGGCTTTAACCAATACCTTTTTTTTTCGGCTTCACAGCATTCAATTCTTTTTTTTGAGAAAAAATAAAAGACTTCACCTAATACCATCTTTCTCTTTTTTTGCAAAAAAAAGAATTGAACCTCGTAAAATTGAACTCTTTTTTTGCATAAATTATAAAGGCATAAAATAACAAAACCAGATTGATAAACTAGAAAATTACTAAAAGCTAAAACGAAAATGTCAAGAATTACCATTTCCAATATTGCAAAGCACATTTCCCACAATCCCAACGATGATTATGAGAATGAAGATGGAACTGAATGCGTCCAATTTACTTGGGATTATGAGAATGAGAAAATAGATAAGATTGCAGAGGAAGAGTTCAGATATGCCCTTGGCGACAAAAAGAAAAACTTAATGTGGGTTGAAAAACTCAAAGAAGTTGCAGACTGGAAAGAGGGCGAATATATTTACGCATACACAAAAACCAATGCCGACGGATATTACAATGTCTTTTACAAAAAAGACAAGGTGAAGTTCTCTTGGTTCAATACAATTATTGAACCAAGTGGATATGTTTGTATGGAGGCATTTAACCACTATACGATGGATACTGATGACGACATTAATTCAAATATATTTATTAGGGTTAATAGTGTTTATAATGATAAGAACTGCGACAAAAAAAAAGTCAAACCAAAAAAGGAAAAGGCTAAACCAAAAAAAGAGAAGAACACCTGCGAATGTTGCGGTGCGTCTGACCCGAGCGTTGGTCTTGCAACTGGAGAGAACGGTGTTGAGATGTGGGTTTGCAGATTTTGCGATACTGATGGCTCAAACTACGACGGGTGGGGTGATGTGGAATGCTATGCTTGTGGCGACCTCAATTGTGTTGAACCCGAAGACCCAGATGATGCGAGGTTTTGCGAAGACTGCTTTAAAGAGAACAAAAAAATAGATGCAGGACTGGACGCACACAACTTGGCTCAAGACATTAGATGCAATCCTTATTGTAAGTCAGTCTTTGAAGACACTCCCGCTTTTATGGAGAGAATGCGTATTATCGTTCAAAATGAATATGGAAACAATGAAAAACAAGAACTCTACGAATGGATTATCTTGAATAAGCCAACCCACAAAATTCGCAAAAATCAGAAAAAAGAAAAACTCCTTAATCTTATCGTCTTAATCAAAGCCAAAATTATATAACCGCATATTGTATATTTGTATATTTGTATATTTAACTTAATTTAAAAAACAAAAGATGGGGCTTTTCCCATCTTTTTTTTCGTTTCTCTTTTTTTGCAGAAATTGCAAAAACAGTTGTAAAACTCGTAAAATTGAAATCTTTTTTTGCATATTTCTTGAAGGCATAAAATAACAAAACCAGATTAATAACTATTACTAAAACGAAAATGTTTGCTACTCAACAAATGACCTCCCAATGTGTCGCCGATTGCGACAAGCGTATCGCCTCTCTCCAAACCAAGATAAATGGTTGGAAAATGTATAGTGGAGTGCTTTCACTTGCATCTGGGTTGTATGATAAAGAAGAGGACAAGTCGGTCTTCAAAATGGAGGACAAGAATACCGAGAAAATAAGAAACTACGAAAACAACATTCAACTTGTCAAAGTGGAGAAGTTGATATATCAAACACTCGGTAAAGGGGCGAAGGGTGTTATATTTCAAAAATTATTCCAAAAATATAGCGATTTAATGGCGAGTTCCTATGATATTTCAGGGAATATGGTTCGCCTTGCAGGAATTTCGGAAGGCGAATACTTGGAGTATTGTAAGGAGAGTTTGCAACAGAGAGAGTATATCCAAGCACTTTGTCTGTATGGTGAGAAGCTTTAAAACTGTATATTTGCATATATTTATCTTTAATTAACTTAACTAAAAAACAAGAGGTGGGGTTTTACCCATCTTTTTTTTTATTTTGAATATACTATTTTTCCAAATTCGCCTCGCTGTAAAACTTTTGCAATTTTTAATAATGGAGAAGTTTCTGGTTTTTTGGTTTTATCAATAGCATCTTTAAAATCTCCAACCGTAAAATCTTCTGCTTGGCTGTTCTTATAAAGACCTTCTATTGCAATAGCTCTATTTCTTGGGAAAATATTCAACATAAAACGCCGTTCAACCTCTGTGCTTCCGTAGTTGTCTTTTGTTGGTTTAAAAACCCACATTTTAGGTTGTTTTGCTGTTGCCTTTGCAACAGGTGTTTCTCCTTTCGCTTCTATGATTTGTCCTACACCTTCTCTTTCCAAATATTTTGCGAGTTTTAAAAGTGGCGAACTTGGTGAATGTATATTCCCAGCGTCAGTTGTTGAGTTCCAATCGGCTTCATCGTATAAATTTCTATTTGGTGCTGTTGGTCCTCTTATTTCGTTAGTAGCTCCATTATAATTTGACCGAAACCATTTTTGAGCTTCTCTGTAATTATCCACTTTAAAATACCATTTGTATTTCTTTTTTGGTTTTGGTTTTGCTTCTTCTAGAAGTCGCTCCAACTCCTCTTCGTCTAGCTCTTCAGGCTCTGGCTCTGGCTCTGGCGGTGCATTCACAATGGGTGCGTATTTCAAATAAAGTTCTTTTGCTTTGGCTTCTTTTTTATCTGCTCCTGCTTTGGCTTCCTTATATAATGCACTGCATCTTGGGTCTGACATCGCCTGTTTATAGGTCAAATTGTTTTTTGCCGCAAATTCTTTAACAAAATCCGTCCATAAACTCATACTATATATACATAGTATGAATACTTTTTTTTATAGAGTAGCTTCAAACTCGGGAGTTTGGTGCTGTTGGACCATTTTAACGGCATCATTGGTAATAACCTCCACCGCTTTTCTCAAGGCTGGGTCTTTACTCATAAAAAAGTGTTTCAGTATCCATTCATTCTTCTTAAAATCATTAGATTTTTCTAAATCGTCATACATACTGACAAAAGTGTCTGCATCTTTGACAATTTGTCGGCTTCGCAAAGGACAAGCATTGATAAAATGCAGAAACGCTAAACAATAGTATCCACAAGCATCACTCATAAGTGATTGTATATCTCGGTCGGTATGATGCACTCCAATCTTGTAATTACTCTCTACTCGTTTGGTAATATCAGTCGGAGGTCCAACACCATAGCTGTCAAAGTAAATCGCCTCTTTTACACCGTTTGGATACTCGGCTACTTGGAAACACACCCAGTGCGACCCCTTATTTACCTTTCCATCTCTATCTAATGCATCTTCCATATTAATAATGTAGGAGCGATTGGTTCGCAACTTCATCGGCACTTTGTCCTTGAACCCGATATATTCCAGCGGAATACTCATTCGCCCCGCCAAATCCTTTATTTGTATATCTGTAAGCATCGTATATTAATACCAAACAAAATAATTTCGTCTAAAATACTTATGCATACAATCCTTGACCTTCCATAACCCCGTATCTTTTCAACATAGCAAGGTTCGGCGGCAACTGTGTATGGAACATAAAGTTCGCCGAGTTGTTCTGCGACTGCAGAGCAGGGGGCAAATATCCAGAACCCATTATAGCACCCCTACCCATTACTCCGTATCCTCTGGAGGCAGAAGAGGCATATAAACCTTGCCCGTCAATCGCACTGGAGGCTTCTTTTGAGGCTAAATCGGCAACAAAACTGGGGACACCCGCTTTCTTGGCTTCCTTGACAGCCATAGAAAGAGCCTTCTTTTGCAACTGTTTTCCAACCTTGGATTTGGCGGCTTTCTTAACCATATCAAAAATACCTTGTCCGTCAATCTGCTTGGAGGCTTCTTTTGATGCTAAATCGGCAACAATACTGGGAACACCCGCTTTTTTGGCTTCCTTGACAGCCATAGAAAGAGCTTTCTTCTGCAACTGCTTTCCAACTTTAGACTTGGCGGCTTTCTTAACCATATCAAAAATACCCTCACCCATCATCAAATCGTCTAGCTGTCCCTTGGCGAAGTCCTCCGCCATACCAACGGGATTGACATCTTTCATTAGTTCTTTTGACGGGTTTTTCTGGTAAGCAGTGGGGCGGTCAATATATCCCTTTGCCGCCCTT